CTTTGCCTGTGCACTCACTGTTGAAATAACAGCCCTGACAGAATTCGAGAAATAGTTCTTCTGTCAGGGGAGTATTTTTATCAATCATTATGATCTCAGTGTTTGCAGCCGCAATCATTTTTATCTAAATCCATATTATATGAAGAAGTGGCTGTCGGAACGATTACCAGACTAACTTTACGTAGATGGTTTGGTTGTAGAGTTACAGTAACTTGAAGGGCTAAGGAATGACCTAGTTTCTCTTTAATACCATCACCTTGTTTGAATCCAGCCTTATTTACATCATCATATGGATTTTGACCATAGACACCCAATTGTGGACTACCGTATTGAACTAGTTCAAAATTGGTAACACCATCTTGAAGTGGCATTTTTGGTTCTGCAAAGTCTAATCCAACAAGATTCAATTTTTGTCCTACAACACTCATAACAGCATCTGGATTGATGTAATCTCTTGAGGAGAAGGTGTACAACATAGCGTTAATAGCGTCTATCTGCCTTGGGAGGGCTAGGTTAAAAGTTCCCTTGTCTGTGAGCGGAGATTGACCTTGAGGGGCTCTAGGATCGCTATAAAGACCGTCTCCAACAGTATGTTCACCCGCATTTTCAACGAGTTTTGTGATGGTTTTGAGTAGTGTTTTAAATTTCATGGTGTCCTTTATTTAGTCCTATTTTTTATTAGCCCATAAATGTCTGGGTTGTAAACGTGTTCATTGAGAGATTTTATGGTGCTATTAACAATGTTTTCTTGAATTACCTTTAATCTGCATTTATTTTTGGATAATGGATTATCTTTTATGATTTTGTTAAAACTGCTCTTTTTCATTATTAATCTCTATTTTGGTGTTCACCCTTGTGATGACCATTATCTGCTCTATTTGCAGACTTATCACGAACTCTTAAATTATTTATACCTTTTGAACCACCACTCCGAAGGGGTCTTTTATGATCAATGTCTTTTCCATCACCTTTTTTAGCTCTACCCTTTTTAATCATCAAGTCCCGTGCAGTACCTCGTGCAGATCGTTCTTTTCTTTGTTTCTTCTTACCATGATAATTTTTATATTCTTTTTTATAATCACGCTTATATACTTCGACCATCATGTCACCAATAAATCCAGAAAGACGAAGAGGTTCGTCAATTATTCTTTGCATAACATTTTCATATATTGAAGATACATTTAACATTACATATTCAGAATTTTCAGTTAATAGTTCTGATGAATTTAAAATAAATCCAGCTTCTGTTTCACTAACAAGTTCATTACGAACTAAATTAGTTAAAACAAAATTATTGGTTAAAGATTCAATCAAAATATCATTAACAAAGACTACAGATTCACCAAGCACTTCATTACTAATATTTTCACCTTTCATAACTGGAATTTTTATAGTCTTCTTTCCAATAGTTACATAATTGTACTGTACACCATTTAAATCTTTAGTATTGAAACCTGGAAGAAGACTTCCATTTAATAAGAAGTCATTATTTTTTACAATGGAATTTACCATGATACCAATTGGTTCAATAGAATCTCTTTGAACTAATAGACTTTCTAAAGATTCTTTTTTCTTTGGTTGTGCAGCTTCAACTACTGTTGTGTAACTTTTTAACAGTTCCGCAGCAGATGGTTTGTAATTTAAAACATTTGAAGGTGTAATAATATCTTTTGATGGTTTAATATCAATATCTGAATTTTGTGCAATTTGATTAAAATAATCATCAGACATTGGTAAAATGCCATTAATAGTAACTACATGATTTGGAGCTTGATCGGGGTCTGTTATATTATCACCACGTAAAATAGTTTTTAATAAACTAGTAATGACATTATTTTTTAAAGAGCTTTTCTTAGCTTTACCTTTGATCAAATCTTTTGCAGCATCTGACCATGCTTTACTATAATTTGAAACCGAAGCAAGTGGATTTAGATTTCCATTCTCATCAAAAATTGTACCCACTACACTACCATCTGGTCCGAGAATTTTTGCTTGTTGTAATTTTTTCAACAATGCTGGATCTGCTTGAATTTGTGCAACCAATTCATCTGGAACTAAAATCTTAGAAAATTGTTCTTTTCCTTGTTGCATTTTTTCAAATGCAGCTTTGAGTTGTGGATCACTTCCAATTAATTCTGGATTAGATAATGCTTGAGTAAAAGAATTACTAACATAATTTTTAAAATTCTTATTACTTTGATCAAACTCAGTACTAGAAAAAGATATTTCACCAGCAGCAGCTATTTTAAATCTATACTCACCACAGGACATATCAGGTGCACCATCTGAACTAACAGGCTTGCCAGTTGTTTCCACATTTGTTATTAAATTTTGTAGACATTGTTCACCAACCTGAGAAAGAATTTTTCTTGCAGTAAAAAATGCAGAACGAGTAAATTCTCTAGCATCAGGAGCTAATGAAAAATAAGTTTGTACTTCTTGGTCACTCGCACCAGTTTTTAGTTTAGCTAAAAAGACAAGTGCATTCATTACTTGTTCATTATATGGTGCTCCGCTAACATCGGACAATCCATATTCTACACTTAACCTCTCATATGACATTTTATCAAAATCACTGTTAGGAGTTGGCTTCCTAACCATTTTAAAATATTCATTTCGCAAATCAGGTGGCATACCAACTAATTGTTCTGGAGTCATTTGAGCCATGGATTGGAACATATCATCCTTACTCATTCTTTTGGCTTTAGGTTTTTCTTTTCCTTCTTTATCTTGAGATGAAGATGGTTTAGAATCATCTCTTGATTTCTGCTCACTTTTACCCTTGTTTGTTGTCTCAGAATCTTTGTCTTGTTTATTGAATCCTAACAACTTTGATGCTCGAGTTTGTTCAAAGTTATCACTTTGAGTAACCTGTTGAGCTTCACCTAAAGATACTTCACCTTTATTGATTTTTTCATGGATACCAGCATTATACGAATCTTTAAAAATAATTTGACGTTTACCAGTTGATTTTACTTCAACGATAATAATGTCTTTAAGTAATTCTTGTTTAGATTTTTTATCACGTGGTATTTCACGTGAACGTTCTACACGTTTACGGGCTGCATCTTTGGACTTGTTATCCGTAGAATTTGATTTAGCTCGTTCCTTCTTTTCAGAAACCCCACTAAGAACAGGATTTGCCTCTTGAAGGTCGACTTTATGCAAAATTTGTGATAAAAGGGTTTTAAAGTTCATCTCCAATTATTTAGGCTCTGGAGATTCCTTATATTGTTCCAATGGATTGTATAACTTTAAATTTTTATAAGTTTTACATTTTCCATTTGCTAGCTTTTTGATCTTACTATAATCTAAACTATTATTCTTAGCAAATTCAGACAGATTATTGATTGTGAAAATAGCATTCGTCTGTAAATCAACAAAAGTCACTGTTTTAGTGCTTCTTGTTTGTTTCTTTTTAGGTGCCTTTAGTTTGATATTAGGTGCAACACTATCTTTCACTGGTCTAAGTTCAACTGCTGTCCAGCCTTTGTATGTTTTACGTTTACCGTTTAATAGTTCACATATTTTGTTAGATGTCATTCCTTGTGCTTTAGCAAATTCTGCCATATTGGTAAAGAATGTTTTTTCACCAGTATCGACTCGTTTAAGCCAATATCCATTATGTAATGTAACAGCACTAACCCATACCCAATATCTACCTTCTTGTTTAAAGAATCCACCATACTGAGATACAAACAAATCTCTGTTCTTAGTTGCTTTAGAATTGTCATTCATTTGAGTCCACAATTTGGTTCCTCTTTGATTAACAAGATCTTCTATTGTTTTATCTGCTTTATCCCAAGCCATTGTGGTTCCTATAATATGTGATATGATTTTTTAATTCTCTGACATATTTAAGTGGATTTCCTTGAAATACTTGTGGTTTTCCATCTTCACAGGCAATTAAAATAGCAAAATTTTCAATAATAATTCCAGTACGTTCTTGAAACATTAACGAATATGCAGTTGCTTGAGTAAAGTAATTATCAATGTCACGTTCACGTTTCTCTTTAGTACTTGCTTTAAAATCTATAATTGATAATTTACCATCGTATTCTGCAATACAATCGGTACGACCAGCAAGTTGAAGTATTTTAGACCATAGCGGAGTTTCTAATGCTACGATATTATCAATCTTATCTATTTCTGGTCTTATAATTGAAAATAGAGATTTCATTCCAGAATGCATATTATCAATATCTAAATCTACATTATTTAAATAATTTTCAATAATACCATGAAATTTAGTACCTCTAGCTAAAACTCGTTTGCTTTCTTCTGGATTCTTTCGTCTCCATTCAGCAAAGAATTGTTGTTTTTTAAATCCAACAACAGAGGTTACAGAGGGAAAAATACCTTCAGGAGTTTGGTATAGACGTTTTCCATCTATACCAGCTTCTTTTATTTCACCTTCAATTAATAAATCTTTATGAACGAATTGTTTAAAAGGGATACTGGGCATATATTTTCACCAAACAAGTATACATCACATTTTCTAATATGCAATAATCTATTACATTCTCTGTCGTGTTGCGTATGAACCAATAGAATCTACTCTTAAATTGAGAGGAAGATCGCTTATAGAGGCTGGTTCATTTATAGAACCTGCTCCTCTATTTGGTGTATCAATTCCACCAAAGGGAAATGCAAATTTTGCTTTTGTCTCTTTAACCTTTGGTTTTGGCTCTGGCTTTACTATGGGTTTTGGCTCAGGATCTGTTTTAATTTTTTCAAATTTATAAGGTTCTATTGCGTTTTTTGTTTCTTTTTTAGGACCAGTTAACAATTTTCTATTTGTACCCGGAATTATTAACTCTTGTGGTGGAGTATGTACAATAGAATTTGTATTAGCTGGAGCTTTATATGGAGTTATTGAATATGTTTTAGGTTGTTCAAAAGTAAAAGGAGTTTGTGGTTTTACTTCTACTGGAATAGTTTCTTTAACATTTGGCTCTACTCTAACAATTGGATGAGCAGCTGGTGTAAAGAATAAATTTTTTATTGATCGTGTTACTGCTGGTTCAGCATATTTAATAACATTTTTACCTGAAATTATACCTTCATTGATTTTATTTATTGTAGCAAATAAAGTTTCACTTGTGCACAAGTATTTCATTTTACTTTACCTTGTTGAGTTATTTTAAATGTTGGATCTTCTTTGGCATTTTTAAGAATCTGTGTTCTAGTTCCACCTGGAATACCTGTTGGAGTCGTATTTAAATTAGATGCTCCTCCAAGTTGATTTCCAATAGCATCATGCAATCCTGTCTTATCTCCAATATATTCACCAGTTTTATATCCAGCAATAGCCGCAAGTCCGGCAGCAGCACCACCAAAAGTTGCTGGAACTAGAGCTCGTGTTAAACCAGTTTTCATAAGTTGATCTCCGGCTGCAAATGCAGCCCAATCAATTGGTTGTCGAACAAATTCATTTTTTATATCCAGAGCATCCATTGCTGTATTTGCACCATACGAAGCTGCCAATCCCCCTCCAAGACCACCTATATTACGAAGTCCCGAAGGATTTAATCCAACAGGTAGTTTTTTTCCTGGAGTTAGTTTTACAGGATTTAAACTTACTATAGCATCTTTAACATATTTTGCAGTTTCTGCAGGATATTGTGATAACTTTGTAGGAAATTGGGAGGCTATTTTTTTTCCTATTGATCCTATAGTTGTAGATGTTGTGCTACTTGATGCAGAACGACCTCTTGGTGGATCTGGTGGCAGGCCCATAGCTGCTCTACCATTCATTCTAGCAGATCTTCCCATACCTTCTTGTGGATGCCCTTTAATCTTTGCCTCAAACTCTTCTGCAGGCATATTAATCATTGCATCCATTGCTGATGAATAATCAGCTTCTGACAGATTATATTTTAATGTATTAATTTCAGAAGAAAGATATTGTAGTCTTTCTTCTAATAATACACATTGTTTTTTATAATAATCTGTCAGATAAGACATTATTTTACACCATATAATTTTAACAAATCCATGGTAGATGATGGATAGTTAAATCTTCTACCTGAAGTTGGTCGATCATCTTGTGTAGAAACTTGTTTTGGAACATATCTCATAGGATCCTCATCGGTGCCCTTGCCCATCCATGTTTCTGGATCCATACTGTGTTGACCACGTTGAGCATCGGGTGTTCCGTTGCCATAATTTCTTGTACTATATGCACCAGTTGCCATATCTGGATCTTGAGCAGGAGTTCTTGCATCCTGCTCACCCTTAAACTTACGGTTATAGAGAAGGTTATTTACAAACTGTCCAGCTTTTGCATTATTTGCTGCTTGATCTTCTTGTGAAGCAGCAGCCGCATCTGTGGATTTTGGTGCTGGACTATATGTAGGGGTTCTAGCATTTTTCCAGGCTTGCTGTAGATCTCCCATTCCAGATTTTTTATAAGCAGCAATACGTTTTTCTGCTTGTGGAAGTGTTTCACCCGTAAGAGTGTTGTAGCCTTTGGTTGGTTGGGAGAACGCTCTTTCGTCTTCTTTTTGTGGTATAGTTGTTTCTGGTGATCTTGCACCGCCATGGTCTACACCATCATTGTAAACACCTTGTCTTTGTGCATTCTCACGAGTTCTACGTGCCGTGGTTGTTGCAGTTGGAGTATGTGCGTCACTTGGATTCATCGCAGGCTTTTGTAAATTTCCTCTTGCCTCTGGTGTATTTGATGGGTTACCATTAGCATCTGTTGCTTGAACTCTTGGACTTGCATTTGCTGGTGGAGCAATTGGTGCATCTTTTACATTAGGATCATACATACTCGATGGTGGACCATAACCACCTGCATCAGCTCCTGTATCTGCTACAGAACCAGATTTATTTTCCTTGGGCTGAGCTTTAGCTGGAGCCGCTGGAGCTTTAGCTGGAGCTTTAGCTGGAGCTGCTGGAGCTGCTGGAGCTTTAGCTTGAGGAAACATAGGTGGAGTCCTGATAATTATTTGAGATTGAGTATCTGGCTTTGTTGGTTTACTTCTACGCTCTAATTCAGCTTTAGCATCTCTATATTCTTGACTTTGTTTATCGTCTGCAATCTCTGAATTAAAGAATCCAGTTCTTTTATGCTTGTGCATTTGATCTTTTAGTTGCTCATCACTAACAGTTGGTTGTCCTTGTCCAGTACCAGAAAAATTAACATCATCTCCACGAAATTCTGCTAAGTGTTGCAATTGAGCTTCTAAAAAATTAACTTGTTCTTGTAATTGTTCGGCTTTGCTGCGATATAATCTGGTAATGTAGTCCATAATAATGTTCCTTTAAGGTATTTATAATTGATTTTATGCTAATGAAGTTTTGGGAGCTGCGGTCATTTTGGAAATCTTTGAATTAACGGTTTTATTTTTTTCAGCAGAAACTGGTTCTCTGGTTATCATTGGTATTTTACTTGGCATTTTTACTGAAGCTGGAGCTGTGGGTTCCTCTATTGTCCGAATAGTCCCATCTCTGTTACTAACTTGTTTTTTGGATGGATCAAATCCTGGTTGGGTTTGTTCCTCGGGAGCAGCAGAAGTAGGAATTGTTCCAGCTGGAGCTGGAGTAGGAGTGGTTCCAGTTGAAGCGGTTGGAGTTGGAGTAGGAATCGTTCCAGCTGGAGCTGGGGTTGGGTTTATTGTACGAATAGTTCCATCTCTGTTACTAACTTGTTTTTTGGATGGATCAAATCCTGGTTGTGCTGGTTCTTCAGCAGCCGGTGCTGCTGGAGTTGGAATTGTTCCAGCTGGAGCTGGGGTTGTTGCTTGGTAATTTGGTTTTCTACCTTCTTTTTGTGAAGCAACAAATTCATTTGCTATTCTTGCTGTTTCTTCCGGACTCTGTGTATCTGCAACACGTTGCCCTGGTTTTGCATAACGTAAAGCAATATCAGATTGTTTTATATTACCTTGAGTTGTTGAACGTTTTGCTTTTTCTTGTCTGAATGCTTTTTCACCTTCAGGAGTAGAGCGTAAAGCTAAATTAGCATCACGGATTGCGTTATTTCGAGCTCTACTTGCACTCTGTACCTCTGATTGATTACTAGATTTATTTGCTCCACGATATGTGCGAGATGGAACAGAAAGGCCTCTTGCATTTCTTAAAGCAGCAATTTTATCACTTACATCATCACCAGAACTGTCTTCTGTTTCAGGAGCAGGTTGAGTTGGAGTATCCGATGGTGGTGGAGGCGGTGGTGGTGGTGGAGGTGGTGTGGTTGCAGTAGGTGTTGTACTTGGTGTAGTTTGATTAGTTGGAGCAGGATTATTAGTAGGATTAATTGTAGGATCTATAGGAACCGATGCACTTTGTTCAAATTTTTGTTGTTCTGGAGTTAAAGTTTTTGCAGCTCTATTTTTAACATTAATATTCTGTTGTTGAGCTTGAGCCTGAGTTTCGGGTCTTTGTTGATTAGAATATTGAGTTGTTTCTCCTGATCCAAGAGCATTACCATGTCCTAATTCAGCTATTCCCTTTATTCCACTTACAAAGGCATTACCATAGCTTTTAAAACCACCAACAATATCATCAAAGATTCCTTCATTCACCATTCCAAATGAATTGGATGTAATATTTTTAGTATTTCCAATATTATCTGGTGTACCCTTTTGATTATTTCTTTCAACAGCACTAATTGCTTGACTAATATGCCTAGCTGATGTAATATTAGATTGAAAGTTTGTTGTTTTGTACACAGCATTCTGATTTAGAACCCCGTTAATACTTTCTTTAATATTATTTGTATTTGTTTGAGGACTTACAGGATTATGAGGTTTACTCATAAAATCTTTAATATTCCAATAAAAATTACGATCTTGTTTATTATCCATGGCTATGAAATATTTAGATTTCTATAAATACTTAAAAGGTATGAATAAACAGGTCCTCTTGTTAAACCAAGACAGTACACCCCTTAATATCATTACCATTAGTAAAGCATACAAATTAATAGCCAGAGACAAAGTTTGGGGAGATTCCTCAGATGAATTTATTGAAGTTGTCTCTGTATCTAAAACTATTAAAATTCCTAAAATTTTAATTTTAAAGTATTATGTCAAGTTACCCTTTAAAAAGGCTGCTGCATCTAGGCAGAATATTTTAAGACGAGATCTCTATTGCTGCCAATATTGTGGAAAAGAGATGAATAACAAAGATGCTACTATTGACCATGTTGTTCCTACCTCAAAGGGTGGAGCATCTTCTTGGGTGAATATGGTAGCCGCATGTAGAGCATGTAATCTATTTAAAGGCAACCGATCTGTCAAAGAAGCCAATATGGAACTCATTAGTAGACCAAAAGAACCTTCTTACGGATTCTTGTTTGAAAACATGCTAATTACCTTTAGAAAGAAAAAATAATGCCCAACTACGCCTTTATATGTAATGGATGTGACCATACCTTTGATGAAATGTTATCTCTATCTGATAGAGAAATTCCATGTAAGAAAGCATGTCCAAAGTGTAAGAAGAAAAAGGTTCAAAGAGACTGGCAAGCAAGTACACCAACTTTAGCAATTGATGCTACTCTTACTCCAAAGAAGGTTGTTGGAAGTCAATTTAAAGATGTAATTGATAGAATTAAAGGAAGTGGTCAAGTTCCAAAAAGATTTCATGCCAAACTTGATGCAAGTGCAAGTATGAATGCTGGAAGAATTGCTCGTTAAGTTTTAGATTCTATCAAAGCCTTTAAAACATAATAACTGTCAATAACATCTGTAACAGGATTGCTTAAAGTTTTCTGATTAAACATTGATTTTAAATCAGTGTTTGTTTCTTTGCTGAAGGTATCGTACATTACCTGTTTATCAGCGTTACCTTTGCCTGTGGCGCATTTCTTTACCTTTGCTGGCTCCACAATGGTTACAGGAATCGCATGCTTGTAGAGCTTGTATTTAAGAAGACCCATGTTTTCTGCTAAATTAAATACTCTACCTTTAGCACCATATGCGTAACCTTCCATTCCAACATCTGCAGCACCAATACAAAGATTGGTTGCCCATTCTGATATGGTGTCAAACCGATCTACATCTTGTACATATTCTTGAAACGATTCACCAGTAATATTTGGTGCAATCTTATCAGCATATTTTTTAGTATTAGTAAGATAATAGAAAAAACAATTATCAAACTTAAATGTTTTACGTTCATCAAATAAACATAAGCATGGGCACGTTATAGAATAATCAATTCCTATTAACATATGGTACATTGGAATTTAACTAACATTTCCAATTTTTCTATAGTAAATATGTTCAGCAGTTATAGTTTGGTTTCCGGGAACAATATCGTGTACAACATTTAAAGAAGTTATAGCCTCCGCAGTGGCTCCAGCAAGACTTGTTAAAAATGTTTGCTTATTGTAAGAAATTGTTATAATTTCCCAACGACCTTTTTGAATACCACTAGTTGCTGGTAAAGACACTGAACCTGTTGCACCAATAAAAGTTGGTTCTATATTTTTAAATACATCAATATAATAGTTTGGAACAAATCCAGAAATAAGATTTACACCAAAAGACAAAAACTCATTATTTAAAAAAATGTGTGATGCATACTCTGATGTTACACCCGAAAGATTAGAACCATATGGGGCACGTGTATATAATTCTCTTGACTTACCAGATCCCGAGACTACCGCACCACCAAAAAAACCAGATTGTGTTACACCTGGTAAAGCAGTTGAACTACCATTTGACTGTGGAATAATTGGTCCAAGAATTTGAGTAGGAGCATATGTCATATTTTAAGTTGTCCATTTTTGATATAA